TTTTCTGATAAAGAAGATGCCTTTGTAATTGTCAGCCGCAGTAATGAGAGACGCTATCAAATTACTCTGGGAGAAAATAAAGAATCTAAAAAATCATTAAAATTCTTTAAAAACAGGGAAGACTTCCGGCGCAAAAAACTAATTTTATTAACAATAGAATCATAAGAAAACATATCAATCTCTCTTTAAAATTATTTATCTACAACACACTCTAATTCCGTCTCGAAAAAAATATCTGCTTTTATTTTTTTGCCTCTAACCTTTCTCTTTCTTCTCTAGCTAAATAGTATTGCCTCTTAGATCTCTTCACCCTTATCGTTTCATCCACAAACCTTTTATATAATTCAGTACATATAAACAACAGCACCATATAGAAAACCAAGCGCTAATAGCAAAGCCAGATAAATAAAAATTGCATAATATAGTGCTTGCTATAAGCCAGCCTCCAGCTCACGTAATAAACTTTAAAGCCCCCTATCAAATCCTTCCATCACTTGCGTCCCTTACGTTTATTTTTCATTTTTTTCAGTAACTTACTTTCCAACCAAATATAAAAAATGGCTACCACAGTAAGCGGTATAACCATTTTAATTACCGTATAAAAGATTTCCTTCATCGCCTCTTCCGCGCCCATTATCCCTGTCCCTCTTTATCCACAATCCCTGCCTCCCTGGAACCATCTATCCACAACCCGTTGTGCTAGTCGGTATCCGTTCCCGTTTTCTTCAACGTGCTGCGTGCCCTCTCTATATCGGGGCTTATTTGTCCGCACGTCTCGTCAGTTTGACCAGTCATCAACCACAAAGTGTATTTAGTAAAGGCTTTGCTCACTTGGGCTAAATGCTTCCCTGAAGGTGCGCTTTTCCCCACCTCAATATTGATAAGTGTTTGCTTAGGAATATCAGTTACTTCGCTGAACGCTTGCCGTCCTAGCTCTTCCGCTTCTCGAATTTCACGGACTTTTTGTCCTAAGTCTATTGACATAGGGTCAGAACCACCTATAGTTACATCTGACAACAGTAGTCAGATCAGACAATATTTAATTTTACCTACTGATTTGAAGATACCACAACATGCCACAGCGAGCAGGTACAGCATGGAAACGAGCAACACGCCCCACGTCCCAGCACCTCAAGTGCCCGTCATGACGATAGAGCGTTTCTCAGAGCTAACTGGCCTTTCCCCCGACACTGTGCGCGGCCAGCTTAACCAAGGAAACCTCCCCCTTATTAAGGTGGGGCGTCGCCGTTTGGTAAATGTCGCGCTCTTTACCGCTGAGTGCCTGCAATCGGAGGATTGGAACTAATGACCGTTCTAGCCCCTATCGCCTCGCTTGCGGCCTCCTGCACCCTGCTGGACACCGACACTCTAACTATCAGCACGCAAAAGCTCTTGCTTGACGGTGACAACACGCCTGACAACGTCACACTTCATCAGCATATCGTACCTGCAGGTGGTTTCTGTTTTATCGATGTGCCTGCTGCTCACCTGTTCGCACTCGACCTAGACGACAGCACCATTACCTTTGTCAGCGTGCTTGATAACGGCCATCGCTACGGCATCGTCTTTAAGCACCTGCAACACGCCCTGGCCTACCTCGCCAAGCACTACGGCCTTTCCCTGGCCGATCACTGCGCCCCTACAACCACCGATGCCTCCCCCTGTTCGTCGGTCATTGTTGTTCCTGCGCATCTATCCACACCCTCACGGCTAACGCGTCGCCCGTTATCCACAACGGCCTTTAGCCCTTTCGGAGTTATGCACATGGCTAAAAAACAGCCCATCCGCGTGTTTCTCGACCAAGAGATTCACAGTCGTTACTTAATCCAAGCAGGCACCAACAGCCTGACTCCTTCGGCACTGGGGGAGCTGCTGATTGAGTACGGCATTACCCAGTTAGAACAAGGTGACAAGGCACCGTTGAAAGCTCCTGTCGGTGACGCCACCCCCGCTCCCTACGGAAACGGGGCATAAACCTGTGTCCCCTGCCCGTCATCCGTCGCCCTTCGGTCGCACGGCTTTTAGAGCCCTCACCGGTGCGGCTGTCATACCCGAGGCACGAGCGGTTGACAGCCGTGCCGGGGTGGGCTGCCGTGCGGAACGACCGAAGGGAACGGATAGGGCTAAGGAGACACCCCCCTGCCTCGATTCCAGAGCTTTGAGGGAGCGGGGCCAGCGGTGCCTACACGGTAGGGACTATGCACGCGCCGCGACGTACTACGCCCAGGCTGAATACTGCCTATTAGTCGTCGATGGCATTACACCTGAAACCACTGAGCTAGCCATTCTCGCGGACTACTGCCTAACGCAAGCCGCCAGAACCCAACGCTAACGAAAAGGAAACACGATCATGATCAACACTATTCAAGCCCACGTTATCGGCGCATCACGTTACAGCATGGATAACGGCGTTAAAGGCGCAAAGATCACCGTTATGCAATCCGCCTCTGCTGACAACGAAAACGTCTTAGGCAACCAGGTCAGCGTTATGACCGCGCCTTATGAAATCTTCGACCAGCTCCACGCCTCAGCTCCTCACATGCCTTGCAGCATGGAACTTGATATTGAACTGCGCACCTCGGCCGCATCGGCGGGTGGCAAAACCACCATTCACGTTATCGCCGCCCGCAAACCCAACGCTACCGGTAGCCCCCAGCATCAACCCGCTACCAACAGCGACAAAAAATAGGATTTTGAGCCATGGACACTAGTGAACTTGCTGGTCTGTGGCTCCTGGTTTATTGCGTCGGCCTCGTCCTGGCCTTCGGGATCGGCGCGATAAATGGGGGCCAACGATGAACGATCCCAGCCTTACGTTTGTTGTTGGTTCTCTTTTCACGTCCTACGCCCTCGGTTGGGCCTTTGGACACATCATCCTTACGTTGAAACGTTTTATGGAGTCTGTCTCATGACCCTTAACACCATCGCACAACACGTTAAAAACGCTGCTACCACCACACGCGGCAAAATCGCTGGCGGTGCTGCCCTACTCATGGCCTCCGCTGCCGCTAACGCCCAAGCCACCGACGCCTCAACAGCATTCAGTGAAGTGCAATCAGCCGGTGCTGATATGGCCGGTTACGCATGGCCGGTAGTGGCCTCCATCACCGCCGCGCTGATCGGTATCAAGTTGTTTAAGAAGTTTGCTAACCGCGCTTCTTAATACCGCTAATTAACCCCAGATGGTTAGGCGCGTCGAATTAGGGAGCGGCTGGGGTTGCCGCGAGTCTGTTCGGCGTGCTCTAACCATCCAGGGATCAACCAAGGGGCGGGCACGCCCCTTTTTATATCGCGAGGAAAACATGATTAAAAAAGCCGTTTTAACTCTAACTTTAACGCCTTTTTTAATGGTGTTTTCTGACTATTCTTTTGCACAATTAGACTGCCGTTGGAAAGGTGTCAACAGTGGATACTGCGGACCTGATACTTATATTGATACGGCTAGGAGAGCGCGTCCAGGTCAGTTTATCAGAGTTAATAAGTCTGCTTGTAGCAATCCTTCTTTTATGAAAGTTTCTACTATGCCCAGTGAATGTGAGAATCCTTTTATTAGGTACCCTGACTCTACTGATGTATTTTTAAATGTTTCGCTTAACGATGAACAGTGCGCTCTTTCTAATGGTGATAGATTTATCACTAAAAACCCAGATTTAGGCAATTTCTTAATGTCTGGTGGTTCTATTCGTACCAATGGTGGTGCTTGTTCAGTTTCTGTATCTCAAGGTGTTAGTGGTTGTGTGGGGGAAGGTGAAAATTTTTCTTGTATTTTTGATATTGAGTCAACTTCAACTGGTGAGTTTTCGCAATTTGGCGTTGGTGTTGCTGGTGGTTTAAGTTCTGATTTAGAGCCTCCAACCGATGATTTCACTCCGCCTGATTACTTAAATGCGCTTCCTGGTCAATGCTCTGACTCTTCTAATTGTGTCACGATTGGCGAAACGTCTTATTTAGTTAATTGGGATAGTGCCCCTGAATGGTTTTCTTACATAGACAGCAACGGCAATGTCGTCTCTCACCCTAACTCGGGCGGTACTGACACTGGCGGTGATACCGGTGAAGACACGGGCGGTGGTTCGGGTGGTGGTGATAGCTCTGGTGGTGACTCCGGTGGAAGCGATAGCGGCGGATCTACCGGTGGTGGTGACTCTGGTGGATCGTCTGGCGGCGATTCCGGTGGTGATACTGGGGGCAGTGATTCCGGTGGTTCATCGGGTGGTAGCTCTGGTGGTTCGTCCGGCGGTTCAACAGGTGGTGGTAGTTCCGGTGGTTCCACTGGCGGTGATACTGGGGGCAGTGATTCCGGCGGCTCGACTGGCGGTGGCTCTACCGTTCCCGATTTCGAATTCGATGAATCCGGCATTATTGAGGCAATTGGTTCTGCGGGTGAGTCCAACCAGGCAGGGCTAGATGCCATCTCAAACGATGTGACGGGTGCTATTGGCGAACAGACCGAAGAAACTAAAGGCATGTTCGACGGCCTGGGCAATACGATCACCAACGCTCTGGGCTTGGGCACCTGCTACCCCGACAGCCAACAAACCGAGGAAGGACACACCGCTGCCACCAGTGATAAAGGCTTGCTCGGCTGCATTCAAAGCATTTCTAACGGCATGGTTAACAAGCTTGCCGAAAAATTCACTGAAGACCTCGGTGATGGCAACGATCTATTTAATTCCTCTGGCGTCGATCAAACCCTCGACGGCTTAGCCGAAGAACAACAGCTCTATAACGACGACGTAAACACATTAATGGATGAGATCGGTGATGGTTCAAGCTCCGATATCGCTAACCAGATAACGTCCCGTTTGCCCTCGCTCCCCTCTGGCAGCTGCTCACCGCTCCCGTTTGGCCCCATGGAAATTTCTTGCCAAGCGTTCAACACCATCAAGCTTTGGCTTTCCTGGATCGTCTATTTCTGGACGGTCGTCAGCGTCGTAGACACCTTCTTCCGTTCTGGTATGAGGACTGCATAAATGGCCTTACCCGCAATGCTTGGCATGGGTGCCATCATGGCGTTTGCTACCCGTGTTATTGAATGGATTGTTACCCGCATCGCCTCCCGCTTTACCAATCGCTTAGCGGGAATCCTGATCTGGACAACACTTTATATCTCTCTTTTGGTGGGGTTAGCCGTCACCTTTTCCGCCATTATCGGTGGTATCAGTGCCACGCTTCCCAGCGACCTTGCCCAGGGTATCGGTGCTATTAAGCCCAACAACTTTGAAGCCTGCATAGCGGCTATTTACAGCAGCAAAGTAGCTGTTTGGGTCTTCCAGCAGAAACGCCAGTTGATCGACTGGGAACAAGGGAGGCCCGTTATCTAATGGCCGTTTACGTTGTCACCGGCAAATTGGGTGCCGGTAAAACCCTGGTCGCTGTCGGTAAGATCAAGGACAAGCTTACCCACGGTTGTAAGGTCGCTACGAACTTAGACTTGAATCTAGATAAGCTGATTGGTGAAAAAGCCAAAGAAACCCGCTGTTACCGCATTCCTGATAAACCCGTTCTTGCTGACCTGGAATCTATCGGCACCGGTACCGACGCTTACGACGAAAACAAGAACGGCTTACTCGTCCTGGATGAGTGCGGCACGTGGTTTAACGCCCGATCCTGGAACGACAAAAGCCGCCAAGACGTTATCAACTGGTTTCTTCATGCCCGTAAATTGGGCTGGGACATTATTTTTCTGATTCAAGACTTGTCGATCATGGACAAGCAAGCCCGCGTTGCCCTGGCAGAACACGTTGTTTACTGCCGTCGCTTGGATCGGGTCTCCATCCCCTTTATCGGCGCTATTTACTCGCTGTTCATGGGCTCAAAAATACCGTTGCCGAAAGTCCACCTCGGCATCGTTAAGTATGGCGACTCCCCGCAAAGCCTCACCGTTGAACGCTGGACCTACACAGGCCGTGCGCTTTACCCCGCCTACGACACCAAACAAGCCTTCTCTGATCACTACCCCCACGGCACGTACTCCGTGCTGCCGCCCTGGTATACCCACGGCATGCACCGCGTACCCCATGACGCGAGGTTCTATATGAAAATGACCCGTATCTACTGGAAACGCTTCAACCGTCCGTTTCTTTCGTTCGCCTCGTTTGGTCTCGGCTGCCTACTCACGGTATCCGTTTTGGTGGCTGATCGCGTTAATGCTCGCGCCCAGGATCAACCGCCCCCCGCTGCACCGCTAGAACTTCCCAACCTAAGCACCACCCGCATCGCCAGCTTTAGCCAGTTTGGCGACCACACTAACTACCGCCTCATTGATAGCGACCGCAACACATCCACCACTGACGATCTCACCCGCCAAGGCTTCTCCATCGTCCCTGTGAATGCTTGCCTCGTCCGCGTAGAAAATGGAGTTACCCATGCTGAAATTCGCTGCTAATACCGTTGCCGCTTTTGCCTTCGCCACACTCACCAGTACCGCCAACGCTACGCCGATACAGATGCAAGACACCGATATCCGTGACTTTGTGCGTTGGTACGTAGAACAAACAGATTCCCCGTTGGCCATTCACCCTACCGCTACCGGTACGCTCACCGTTTATGCACCGGATGTGCCCGATCACCAGCTTGATGAGTTCTTTCAAGGTGTATTGAGTTCACACGGTTACACCATACTGCCAGGTAACCCGCCTACCGTTGCACCTGCTAGCCAACGCGCAACGGCATCACCGACTGAAAAAACACCAGGTGTTTCTTTAGCATCGGCCGATCCCACTGACGCGATCGCCAACGCACCCACGCTTACCCCGCCACCAGTCCCCCAGGCAACACACCTGTTTTCCTTCGACAACGTGCGCGCCGATGACATTGCCCCACTGATCACCAGTTTTCTCACTCAGAACGCTCAGGACGGCATTACCCCACCTCGGGTACAGGTGCTTCACGCTTCCAACGCTATCTTAGCCAAGGGGCCAGAAAAGCAGCTTGAACAGCTTCAAGGGTTCATCCCTCAAGTGGACGTTGCCCATCCTCAGTTACTCATCCAAGCGGTAATTTTTGAAACCACGGATGGTGATACCTTCGATCTTGGTGTTGCTCTCGGTCGCGCTACCGGTTCCCGTGTCGCAGGTGGGTTTAACACTGCCAATCTCGGCACCTCTTTAGCATCCTCGGGCGGTACTTTCGGGATCTTCGACGGCAACGTTCTAGCTTTTGCTATCAACGCGTTACAGCGCGATTCAAGCTCTAACGTGTTATCCACACCGCAAATACTTACTCTCTCCGGTAAGCGTGGCACAATCTCCATCGGTCAGAATGTGCCGTTTGTCACTGGTCGCGTTACGGGCGAATCTGCGGACGTTAATAGCCCTTTCCAGACGATTGAACGCCGCGATATTGGTATACGTTTAAACGTGCTCCCTGTGGTCACTGCCTCTGGTTTAGTGATCATGGATATCACTACCTCGGCTGACTCTCTGACTGATTCTGTGCTAGCCTCTGACATTATTACGAATCAACGGCAGATCAATACCACCGTTCAGATACGTTCCGGCCAAACGCTTCTTCTAGGCGGCCTCTCGTCCCAAAACGACCAACAACAGGTCTCGGGCGTTCCAGGCTTACAGAGCGTTCCCGTTGCCGGTCGTCTATTCCAGAACGAATCCAACTCCCGCCAACGTACCAATCTACATGTGCTGTTACAGGCAACTGTGCTGCCTCGCTATGACGCTAACCAGCTCGTCACCGACCATAACGCCGCTCAAACCGTGGCAGGTCTGATGACTACAAGCTGGCGTCACGAGGTCGAGACCCTCCCTGTAACACGTCTCGCAGAGTAATTATCCAACTTGAGCTATTGGCTCACTACAGCACATTGCGACATTTAGAAATTTACAGGGAATAGGCCATGGAACGTTGGAACCGTTATTCGTTGGCATCGTTACAGCGAGGAGAAGAAGATCAATTTGGCAAGCTGCTAATTAGCTCCGCTGGGCAGCGTGAAATGCACAAAATTCATCTTCTGAATGCTGGCGTCGATACCGTCCGCCAGCTTTACCAAGGCAAACCGTGCCTTCACCAATTTGATGAGATCATTAACGTTTACAACGAAGGCAAAGGCGCAACCATGCGTCTCTTTGATGTAGATTGGGCAGTAGGTGCCGGCGCAGCCGGTTCCGGCTTCCGCTATCGACTCCAGAATAACGAACTGGGCGTTATCGTCTTCTTCCAGGCACGTCACGTCAAAATCGAGAACATTGGCACCCACCTAAAGATCGAGCTTTCCCCTCACTTCATCCAGGAGCGCAGCCCTCAGCAGTGCCAAGACTTCATGTACAACATTGCGGCTCATTTGCTCGCCCATGTTGAACCTATTGGCTGTGCGATACACCTGGCGTTAGACGTACAAGGCTGGGAGCCGCCTAGCGACTTTATGCAACGCTTCGTGACCCGCTCCAAGAAGATCATGCGGATCGACGGCATTGATACCTTAGAGTTCGCCCACGGTAATATTGCGACCACCTATGGCCGCGGTGAAACCTACATGTTTGGTACGGCTGGGGCGCTCCAATGCTGCATCTACAACAAGACACTCGAAGCCAAGCACCGCGACAAAATGCACTTCTGGGAAGGCATCTGGAAAAACGCTGTCGATGACGACCTAAACGCCACCTACAACCCAGAAGCCACCGTCTGGCGTATCGAACTGCGCTTTCATCAATCCGTTCTTCGTGAATACGCCCAAGGCATCCCCTGCAACGTCGATACCGGTGAAGTGTTAGATGCCTCTCACGGCTTCAACCGTTTTATTGACGTAGTACCGCACCTCTCCGGCCTCTGGCGTACCGCCATGCAATCCTATCGCCTGGATGTTCGCCGCAACCTGATTGATCCCGCATGGCAAGTGATGCAAGAAGATGCCCGTTTCTACTGTCATGAGCCTGGTTTCATGTACAAACGCGCCCGCAAAGCGCCTGGGCTCGGCAACGAAAAGAACGTAACCCTGGCGTTTGGCAACCTCATTAGCATTTACGCCCGTCAGGGTTTCCGCACTCATGAAGCTGTTCGCTTTCTCCAACGCTCGGGCATGTGGGAAGACCTCGCAGAATATTACCGACGACGAGGCGTCGACTCCGGCCAATTCAGACAGATCGTAGAACAGAAATTGATAGAGCGGCGATTGGTAGGTAAGGCGGCTTAGCCATGGCCATTAACAAAGTCAAAACAGGCTGGCAGGTTGACGTTAAGCCTGAAGGCCGCGTAGGTAAGCGTGTTCGAAAAACATTCCGAACCCAGGCAGAAGCGAAACGCTTTGAAGCAAAAATACGTGCCCAGGCTGCTAGCGGTGAAAATTACGCGCCTAAGCGTAGGGATAATCGTAGCCTTATGGAACTTGCCCAAGCGTGGCACAACTTACACGGCGCCACACTCAAAGATGGTGTATCACGGCTGAATAAATTACGTTTCATAGCCAACTATATGGGCAACCCAAGTGCTTCATCGGTTCGTCCCATTCACGTTGCTGAATACCGCCAAAAGCGCCTTGCTGAAGGCTTAACAGCCAATACCGTTAATCATGACATTGGTTATTTTCGCGCCGTATTCAACCTATTGATCAGAATGGAAGAGTGGCACGGTGAAAACCCGTTTGCGTCGGTAAAATCCATTCGCCTACCAGAACGTGAACTGTCTTACCTCACCCTTGAACAGATCGACACCCTGTTCTACCACCTCGATCATTCACGCAACCGCCACGTAAAATTGATTGCCAGCTTGTGCCTTGCAACGGGTGCCCGATGGGGCGAAGCTCAATATTTACGCTCCGAGCTCGTCAGGAATGGCCAAGTAACCTACGTAGACACTAAAAATGGCCGCTCCCGCTCCGTGCCTATTCCTGACATGCTTTATCAGCAGCTAAAAGCCCATGGTGCTCCGATGGGACGACTCTTCACTCATGATGCTTACCAAGCCTTCACCAACGCGCTAAAAGCCTCAGATATCGAACTGCCTAAAGGGCAGCGCACACACGTTTTACGACACACGTTCGCAAGCCACTTTGTAATAAATGGCGGTAACTTACTAACACTGCAAAAAATAATGGGACACCAAAGCATACAAATGACCATGCGTTATGCACACCTGGCACCGGATCACTTAAAAGAAGCAATCACATACGGCCCGAAGATATTCGGTTGACACTTTGTTGCCACTTTGAGGAAAAGGTACAGCTAGGAAGGAATAAAACGTGGGTAAGTCATTGAAATATGGTGGGCCCAGTAGGACTTGAACCTACGACCAAGGGATTATGAGTCCCCTGCTCTAACCAACTGAGCTATAGGCCCGTAAAGCGTGCATATAATAGCGAATGTGTTCGGGCGAGGCTACCCCTTACGGTGCTATCTTGTGGTGATAGCAGCAATTTTTTAGGGGCACTTATTGAAAACCCCGAGGTCTGCTAGTGAGTTCCTATTGCGGAGATGCGCTGTGAAAGCCTTGATTGCTCTTATTCCACTAATGTTAGCGGTGCCGGTTCAAGCGGATTGGCAGCTAGACCCTGGCCAGTCGCAGGTGCAGGCGTCTATTACACAATTAAATGGCGAGGCCCCGCAAACCCATCACCATCAGGTGAATAATTTGCAGGGCGATATTTCTGATGACGGCACCCTGCGCCTGCCGTTGCGCTTGAGCCAAACGGATTTGCTGACTCGCTTTGGTGATTTGCCACCGTGGGTGGGCTTGCTGGCCAATACCACGTTGGTCACACTAGTGGCACAAATGCCGCCGGAGCGGTTAGATGGCTTGGATATTGGTGAATCCATGGTAGAAACGCTCTCCTTTCGAGTGCAAACCGATCTGATAAACCAAGAGGAATCGGTGCCGCTGCGCTTTACCCGTGAAGGGCTAAACGAGGTGCGTGTTACCCACGCTGAACCGATGGCGATGGATGGCCGAGCGCTGATGGCCAACAGCACGGTGCGAACCGTGCTGTCGTTGCTGGGCTATCAGGAGATTGACGAGCATGTACCGGTTACCTTGAATGCCCTGTTGGTGAACCGCTAACGCGCTGCAAGGCGCGCTCAGTGGCTGAGTGCTTCCACATCCCCTGCCTGAGCAGTCCCGGTTTGTACTCGCCACTGGGCAGCATAGTGGCCATCGGCAACCAGCAGGCTTGATTGGTTACCACGCTCAGCAACACGTCCTTTTTCAATCACCACGATTTCATCGGCGTGCACAATGGTCGAAAGCCGGTGGGCAATCATAATCACCGTGCGGCCATGAGCGATGCGCTTTAGCGAACGCTGAATGGCAGCTTCAGTTTCGTTATCCACCGCGCTAGTGGCTTCATCCAGCACCAGAATTGGCGGATCTTTAAGCAGCGCTCTGGCCAGCGAAAGCCGCTGACGTTGACCGCCAGAGAGTAATACTCCTCGCTCACCAACCGGGGTTTCCAACCCTTGGGGCAGCGTTTCAATAAAACTCCAGGCTTCAGCAGTTTTCGCAGCGTCAATAATCGCGGCCTCCGAGGCATCGGGTTTGCCGTAAGCAATATTGTCGCGAATGCTGCCTTCAAACAGGTACACATCCTGACTCACCAACCCTATCGCTTGGCGCAGCGAGTGCATGCTGACTTCTGTGATCGGCTGACCGTCGACCAGTACGCGGCCGCTGGCTGGGTCGTAAAAGCGCAGCAGCAATTTGATCAGGGTCGATTTACCGGAACCGGTAGCGCCTACCAGCGCTAAGGTATTGCCTGCAGGCACGTGCAGATCAACGCCACTCACCCCTACTTGGCTAGAGGCGTAGTGGAAGCTCACTGCTTCGAACCGCACCTCGCCTTTCACAGGCGCAGCGAGAGGCGTCGTACTTTCATCTTTGACCGTGATTGGCACTTCCAGCAGGTCGAGAATCCGCTTGGTGCTGGCCATCGCGCGCTCGAACAGGTCGATCACTTGGGCAAGGCCGGTGAGCGGCCACAGTAAGCGCTGGGTAAGGAAAACCAGGACGCCGTAAGCACCTACATTCAGGCTGCCGTTCAGCGCCATCATGCCGCCGACGGTAAAGGTGGCGAGAAAGCCCGCCAGAATCGCCATACGGATGACGGGTATAAACGCGGAGCTGACCTTTATCGCCCGGCGGTTGGCTTCTAAATAGGCTTCGCTGGCATCACGGAGGCGCTCGGCTTCCCGTGCTTCACTGGTAAAGCTTTTGATGGTGGCAATGCCGCTTAGGTTGTTGGAAAGGCGGCTGGCAAGATCACCCACCTTTTCACGCACATCGCTATACAGCGGCCCGGCTTTGCGTTGGAAGAAGAAGGCGCCCCAGATAATCAGCGGAATCGGCGTGAACGCCAGTAGCGCAATCAGCGGTGACAGTACAAAGAATACGGCGCCTACCGCTATTACCGTCACACCAACTTGAATCAGCGCGTTGGCTCCGCCGTCCAGGAAGCGCTCCAACTGGTTCACGTCGTCGTTCATGGTGGCGACGAGTTGGCCGGAGCTTTTAGATTCGAAAAATGCCATATCCAAGCGTTGGGCGTGCTCGTAGGTGTCCTGGCGCATATCCGCCTGTAGCCGCTGGGCAAGGTTGCGCCAGAGAATTTGGAACAGGTACTCGAACAGCGACTCCCCCGCCCAGATAAAGAACGTCAGCACCGCGAGGATGGTGATTTGCTGATGAGGCGTTTCAAACCCCAGCCGCGCGACAAAGCTGTTTTCCTGATTCACCACCACGTCAATCGCCACACCGATCAGAATTTCCGGAGCGATATCAAACAGCTTGTTGATAATAGAACAGGCAGTAGCCGCGGCAATCCGCCGCCGATAACCTTTGGCATAGCGCAGCAGTCGCACAAGCGCTTGAAAGCTTTGGTTTGAAGACGTCGCTTGAGCGCGAGGTGGTGAAGAAGCCAC